GCAGGGGCGCGCTCCGATGGTGGTCGCCTTCCTCAACGGGATGGAGAACCCCAGTGTGTACCTCCGCGACCCCCACATTCGTCTGCTCATGGGCGGGATGCAGCACAACCCGTACACCTTCGAGTACGACGAGATCTGGTGGAAGATCCGGCACTTCTGGGCCGTCAAGATGTGGGAGTGGAGGTCCGCGTTTAAGGCCGCAGTCGCGTAACGGAGGTAGTAAATGCCAGAGCAGAAGAGCCCTCAGCAGGCTCCAGCGCAGCAGAAGCAGGCGTCTTCGAAAGAAGCACCAGCCACGCCGTCGCAGGCTCCTGCTCCTGCCGCGGGTCCAACTTCAGCAGCCCGCGAGCAGTCTCTGCTGAAGCGCCTCGACGTCCTCGAGGAGGCTGTGGCTAAGATGTCTGCGGAGCCAGCCTCAGCTCCTGAAGAGCCTACGGGCCCGACGAAGTTGGAGCTGGCTCAGCAGTACGCCCGGATTGATGAAGCCACTGACAAGCTGAAGCCCAGTAAGGCCAAGGCGTACTTCAAGAAGGAACTGGGGGACGACTTTAACCCAGACGACCTGATGGACTACTCAGTCCGAGGGCCCTATCTTGTTGGCGTCCTGACCGATAACGGGAAGAAGGTCGTAGTAGAGCATGACCTCGAGGTCGATCACGTGCCCGCGATCGGTGAGAAGGGACGTGCGCAGATGACCGACGAGGAGTACGAGCGGCAGGTTGCAGAGCGCAAAGCTGCCCAGGAGTCGTAGGACGGTAAGGAATGGCTCCTAGCACACTGTGTGAGGGGCCAATCCACCGCCTCAAGTAATGGACAGAATCACCCCAGCGGAGGTCAGGGCCAATCCAAGGATCAATCCGTTCCTTGTGGCTAACGGATTTCCGGACCCTTCACCTGCCCCTGATACAGCTCTGCAGGAAGAGCTTACCTTAGCTTGGAACTATGTAGAGAAGAGGACCTGTAGGGACTTCGATGCACTCAATGCTGCGGATCCCGCCAACGAGGCTGATGTAATCCTTGCCAGGAGAGCTGTCCTCCTTCGCCTAGTCCAACAGGTCATCCACGAGAGCACCGACTACTCCGACGAAGCCTTGGCGGACCTCGTCCGTTCGTTCTCCGTTCCAGGATACTCGGAGACTAAGTACGATCGAGCGGCGAAGATCGAAGAGCGCCAGCTGCTCAACCCGCTTCCTGCACTGCACGACCTGCTCTACCTACTTATCACTCCCGAGTGTTGGGAGAAGTGGCTTGCGGACGTCAGAGGCTCTTCAGAGGAGCCTCCTGCTTCGGCAGTTACCGAGTTTGATTGGTTCTCCCTACCTTACCGTAATCCGGGGCCGTAATGCCCCAGCGTACCCCGCCTAACATCCGGAAGGTCTTCACGGATAGGGCAAGAGCAACCCGGAGAGTAAAGGGTCCACGCATTAGGGGCGAGACACAAATCGTCCCCACGATGACTCCATACTTTCGCTGTCGGATCGATCCGGCGAACGCTTCTGAGGTAGGAAGGGCCATGCGTAAAGAACTCGAGATCACGCACACCATGATCTGTGCGCTTGATGACGTCAATGACGTTCCCCTCGAGTTCACAGCCGCCGATACGGTCACGGTTGAAAGAGGCAACAGGGGCTCTAGCACCTTCGTCCCCTACGCAACTTTCGAGGTCGTGGGAGTAGTTCAGAGGCCTCGGAACCTCAAGAGGGAGCTCCTCCAGGTTGTTCCCCTGAGGAAGCTGGAGGAGCACTGATGCCTGTTTACGTTCGGGGATCAGTCGTCCGTTCCATTGACCTTGGTCTCTTTCACCTTCCCTTCTTTATGCGTAGGCTCACAGAGGAAGAGTCTGAGGAGCTCGTACAGCATATCCGGCGGGTGACCCCTGTCAAGACTGGCCGCTTGTGGGACTCCATCGAGCCCATCAGGACTCAGAGAATCCGTCTTCGAACTTGGCGGGGAGGTGCGAAGAGCGAGCTCCCCTACGCAAGCTTCGTTGAGGACGGTACTCGGCCCCACCAGATCAAGCATGGAACTGGAAAGAAGGCCCTCAAGTTTTACTGGGGACGAAAGGGGCAAGTTGTCTTCTACGATAACGTACAGCACCCTGGAACCGCTCCTGTGAAAATGTTTGCCCGCGGAGCTCGCAACTTCGAGCGAACCCTCCGAGGGCGGATGGAAGGTATGTTCTACCGCTGGAAGGTAATTAGCCGCCTGTGATCCGACCGTACCCGCTAGATGGCGTCGAGCACGAGCTGGAGAGCTTTAGCCTCTGGCTCCGCACCCACCCGGAGTGTCCTGAGGAAGTCCGGATCCGTGAGGATGAGGGGGCTTTCGAGAGACCGATGATCCATTTGTCCGTTCTGACTATGGGCATTCAGGATGATGGACCGTACCACTACTGGGAGGAACGTTCTGTCAGCTTGATGTGGTACGGCTCGCCCACAGCAGCGGACACGCACTACGAGAAGAATAAGGCGGCCACATGGCTGTCGAGAGTATTGGTCAGGAACGATGAGAGGCTGCGTGGTCTAGTAAAGATCTACGACTTCAGTGATCCTGACGCACCGGTGGACACGGACCACTGGATCTTCATCAACAGCGAGTCCGTTAGCGTGCAGCCTCGAAGGGACGAGTACGGGTTGTGGACCATCGCCGTGGATCTTACTTACACGGTTGAACGTAGTCCTGAGTTTCCGCTGCCTCCCTTTGTTACTGACGTCGAGTACACGCACACTCTACCGTAGAAGGTACCAATGGAGCAGAAGAGCACCAAGAAGGCAGCACCTCAGTCGCAGTCGTCCCAGGAGGAGGCTGTTGAGAAGCAGGAGGAGGCATCTGCGCCCGAGCCCACGACCTTCGAGGCCCCCAACATGCAGTCCTCGAGCGTGTGGGCAGAGAACTCGTTCGCGGCTCTAGGCACCAAGCCTGAGATTGTACACGCGGCTCTTCTAGGGGTCTCTGAGTGCACTCGCGAAGAGGCTAAGAGGGCTGTTGAAGACTTCCTCTCCCGCGAAGTTAGCTAGGAGGCGGATAGATGGCATTCGGAGGTAGTTACAACGTCACAGACCCGCCTCAGAGAGGCGGAGTCTTCATCAACGTCGAGGTCGCAGCCCTCCCCAAGACGCGAGACGTATCTAGGGGGGTTGCGGCAGTAGTAGTCAAGGCAGACTGGGGTCCTGACAACTCAATCGTCGAGATTGGAACTGAGTCTCAGGCCCTGGCCACCTATGGCAGCACTTCAACAGCGCACTTCACCATCACTCAGGCACTTGAGGGAGAGGGGACAGCCGAGCGCAACGGAGCCTCCACGGTTCTGGCATACCGGGCGGTGGGGTCCGCGGGTGCGAAAGCGGCGATTACGCTCAACAACACCACACCAGCGGCCGCCCTTACCCTGACGGCGGCATACAAGGGCACTCGGGGCAACAACCTGCGTGTGACTGTCCGTGAGACACCAGGAGACGCAACTAAGAATGACATCCTCATTCTGGAAGGTACTACCCTTAGGGAGACTTTCACGGACACGAAGGCGAACATTGCGGGATTCGCGGCTTCGATTAACGCGCGGTCCCAGTTCGTCGACGCGGCGGTGCTCATTGATGGTGTGGCGCTCGCGGTAGTCACCAACCAGGCTCTTACGGGCGGTAACTCAGGAACTTCCCTCGTAGCTGGGGACCACACGGCTGCGATGGATGCGTTCGAGGCCTACGGCGGCTTCGACACTTTCGCAGTGGACGACCTGCCTGACGACACGGGCGCCATCCGTACGGCCTACGTCGAGTGGACCAAGCGCCTGAACTCTGAGGGCAAGTTGTTCCACATGGTGATCGGTGGTCCTACGTCTGAGACTTCGGCTGCGGCCATTACCCGAGCGACCGCACTGGCCTCTGAGTACGTTGTTGCTATCCACGGGGACGTCACTGTCGACGGCCTGCCTTACAACTCCGCGGCGGCTCAGTACCGCTCGATCTCGGGTGCTCGCCTTGAGGGCGTACAGCTAGCCTCTCCTCCGTCCGTGACTGAGGTTGAGTCCATGGTGCGCGGGGGCGTCGTGCCGATCGTCAACGACTCCGGCATCGTGCGCCTACAGCGTGGCAAGACAACCTACCAGGCTACGTCAGCAACGGATCCCAACAAGGGTAAGTTCGACAGCCTTCTGTTCATGCGGAGGCTGCACCACACCTTCCGTAGGTTCGATCTCCTAGTACAGGAGCGGATCATCGGGCAGCCGATCTCGAACACCCCGTCCGGCCGCGACAGCATCCTGGCGATGTTCCGAGGCGAGCTGAAGGCCCTCGAAGAGGCCGACGTTACCGTCCCAGGGGCAACCGTGGTTTACGACCCCGCACAGGACAACACGGGCGAGACGCTCTACATCCTGTTCTCGTACAAGCCTGCGCCGGGCATCGAACAAATCCTTGGCCGCGTAAGCATCCCGGCAGCATAAGGGAAGGAGCATAGAGTATGCCAAGGGTGAAAGTCGTCCACGGGAGATGGGGTGAAGTTTACCGCGATGGCCAGATCCTCGCTGAGGTGACGGGCATTGAGTACTCGATCGAAATCGAGAGGGTAGACGTACCCCAGGTTGGAACCCGGTGGAACACCTTTACGGAAGGGATCATTACCGGCACAGGCACCCTACGGATGCACAAGGTGTATTCCCGTTGGGAGGATACGTTCCTGAACTACGTGGCTACGACGCCGCAGCAGCTTCGGGCCATGCGCGATGCCGGCATCGATCCTAGGCCGCCTCTGAACCTTCTGGTGGCCCTGGACAGCCCTCACGCACATGGGCGAGAGACAGAGACCCTCCTGGACGTTCTGTTCTGGTCGTACACTGGTGGTTTCCAGCTTACCGACCTGGTCGGGCGGGAGTGGCCCTTCTCGTTCGAAGGTGTCGAGCCGGGCGCCAGGATCCCAGCCCCGTAACAAGCGAGTGATAGGCATGACACTCTGAAGTGACGGCCTCACCGGAGCCTGGTCCTGCGACCTCGCTCCGCGGCCCGCACGGAGGGTGTTTCCTCCCCAAAAAAAAATGCCGGCTTCGGCCATTCCGGGGAGTCCTGTTCCACACAAGCAGTACGAAGGAGCCCTCACATGTCGGTTGTTTCACACGTTCCAGAGGATGCCGGCCCCCAGGAGGAGGATCCTGGGATTACGGTTGGTGCGGGCATGACGCCCGAAGACGAGAAGGACATCGTGGATGCCTTCCTCAGCGCGGACGCAGCAGCAGTTGACACCGAGACGGTGGAGATCCGTTCCTGGACCCAGCGTCTCGGGCGTCCCTTCCACCTCACGGTCAGGGAGCTTTCAGAGAGGGAGTTGGGTGACATCTTCGAGATGTTCGACGACTCTTCCCTCGGGAGCAGGGCTGGCCGGAGGCGTCTGAGGGACAACTCGAGGCCCAACCGTCGCCTTACGGAGATGTCGGCGCACATTGTTGCGGCAGCCCTCGTGGAGCCCGACTTCACCAAGCACGTGGGGCACCGTAGTCTAGCGGATTTCCTCATGGAGAAGTTCAAGCCTCTGGAACTGAGCTCCGTAGCTGAGATCGTCATGGATCTCTCCGGTGGCGGCGACGACGCGGTGACAGTAGTAAAAAACTCGTAAAGAGCGGTCCAGGAATTGCGACCGCTCTTTACAACGTGTTCCGGGCGGGGTATGTAGACTTGTACCAGTTCTACAACATGGGCAAGGAGCGCGAGTGGCCTGAGGGATCCGGTCAGTGGCGGATCCCTCCCCCGCCTAACCCCCATAAGACTCGAGCCTTCATTTCAGCTTGCGCCGAAATTAAGGCTGAGGAAGACGCCCAGAGGGTCTAGTGGCCCGAGTAGACGCCTTCTTCGTCCTGCACGACCGGATGTCGCGCCAGCTAGGGCGCATCCGGGACAATGCTGCGCGCCTTGAAAGGGAGTTGGAGCGCAACAACAGGCAGACGAAGATGATGGACCAGCTTAATCGGGATGCTACTGGGTCCCTCGCGAAGCTTACCGATAGGATCCGGAGGCACCGGGAGGAGGTTAAGAGAACTAGGGAGGAGGAGGAACGCTGGGCTAAGGCCCGGATAGCTCTTATGAAGCGCTACCAGTCTCTGCACAGGCGGGCGGAGCGCTTGGGTGGAGTGGTCGACACCACCACGGGAGAGTTTACACCCCGGCTAGACCCCTCCCTCCGGGCTAGGGCAGGAGCTGAGAGGGCGAGAAGAGAAGCTAACCTCGCGGCTATGGTTGGTGCTGGAGTTGGAGGGGCGGTGGGGGCAGAGGGCTTCGATAGACGCGGTGGTGGTAGAGGAGGGGGAAGGGGGCCGATTGGGGCTTTCCGGGACAT